GAATGTCACAGTATCGATCTTCTCAACCACAATATCGAACTCTGGTATAGCTGTTTCAGGATAGTGGATCTCGTGCGACTCTCGTGATATCTCTGTCCATATCTGGTCTTTAGGCAGGGTTCCGCCAATCTCTACCCCTAGTTCTGAGAACGTCATCTCACCATCAGATGTGCGCACCGTCGGCTCACACTCTACAGGTGGCGGTAATTCCTCGTCCAGATATTCCCAGGCCATTATATAGCTGCCCCTGTGTATCCAGCGCCAGATCTCGCCAGCCGCTCATACATGTCCTTGTCGTCCTTGAACGTTGACCAGCGCATATCCACGTTATATGTTGCTGCAGTTGGCCTCATGTCTGCAGCCATCGACGCGACATTCCCCTCACCTGCATACGCGGGCGCGAGTCTGGGTGAGGTAATGGATCCCATTTCTGATTTTATTGATCTGAACATATCAATCGCGGGCGCCATTATCGCGTCAAATCCAAAATCCATCTTCGCGGGCCTCTTAACAATCGGCTCTATAACTGGAGACTCAATGTCCGGTATAGCAATTTGGGGCTTAAGTGTAGGCATTATTATTCCTGATAACCCGCGCTGTACATTGGAACTGAATTTATCGGCTTGCTCTGTTCCGGCTTTAGCCATGCGCCCCATTTCAGCGCTGACATCGTCAACCATATCGGGAATTATTGACCCCCCGACAATGGCATCATACATATTTTCAACCGCACCTATAGCACTTTCAACCATTCCTGTAATTGTTGAGATTACAGACGATGCCATCGTGGTTATATACGCAGGTATTTCAGCGCTCAAATTGCGGAATACCCCTGAAAACTCGCTGCCAAATCCAGTTACAGACGCTATTAGATCATCAAACATTATGCCCAACGCATCAAGTGTAATTGACTCCTCTTGCACAATCGCATCCCAGTTCTGCCAGATTGCGATTCCAGCCGCGATTGCAGCTGTAAGCCCCGCTAATACTGGCAGGATCCCAGTAACAGACAGCCCTATACCAGCAAAAGCAGCCGATACAGCAGATCCAGCAGCTATGATCTTTCCGATTATAATAAGCATCGGACCTAATGCTGCAACCAATGCCATAAACCCAGCTACAGTCATCTGAATAGATGGATCAAGCCCAGCGAAAAATAACGCAAGTTCCGCGCCTTTCTCGGCCAGGAATAGGATTGCAGGGACAACCTGGTCTCTGATTATCGGAATTAATTCGGTCATTGCAGGTATAAACGCAAGACCTAATTGCTGAGCGGCTAGTCCGAACTCTGCCTTTAATTGCTCAAGCGCAATCCTGAAATTGTTTGCAGCGTTGAGCTGGTTTTCGTTCATGGCGAACCGGTCGCCCTCGGCCTTCGCTTTTGCCAATGCAGCAGATCCCATATCAACTATTGGGGCAAGCTGTTGCCACTGCCGGCCAAATAGTTCAACACCTACACGCGCCCGTTCTACAGGACTAGGAAGAGCCTGTAGGGCCTCAATCATCGCGTCTAATTGCTGATCCGGGGTTAGTTCTATAAACGCCTTAGTATCTATACCCAATTTAATAAGCGCGGTACTGACTGATCCGGTGCCTTTTACCACCTGATCCAGCTGCGCCGTGAACATGCGCATGGCATTCGTTGTTGCCTCTGTCTCTGCTCCTGCGATTTTGGATACATACTGGTATTGTTGTATTGCTTTCGCGGACATCCCGGTGATTGCGGTAAGATCGCCTATTCTATCGGCAGTTTCACCTAGCTTGGATCCAAGAGCCAGTGCCGCTGCACCCGCTGCAACGATTGGCCCGGTAACCCATAGACTCATGAATTTTCCAGATTTATCGAATGCCTTACCTATATTCTCAATTTTCGGGACAACGCTCTCTGCCTTCTTACTGACAGCATCAATACTGGTGTTGACCTGCGCATCGCCTTTGAGTGCAATTTCACCGAATAATTCAAACAGTTTCATTGCCTGCCCGTTTCTTCAAGTATTTCTGATAAACCTTCTCGCCCCACTCAATCAACTCTGCCTCAGATTTAACAGGTTTAATGGGCTTTTTTATCAGTCCGACGTCCTGTTGAAATTGTAGGAAATTCTTTTTGCTATCTCCAGCAGCGCCCAGCAAAAACGCTGTAAGTGCCGCTGTCTCGTATTTGATCCTGTAATCATCTGCCTGCCTCTTTATTGCGGTATCGGCGATTGACCAGTGTACACCGGATATCTGTTCTGGCAGCCAACCGTAGCGGGCCGCCAGAACGTCAATCACGGTCACTTCATCAGCGCCGACACTCGCGCGAAAAAACCGTGTATGTCCTCACTATTGACAAGGTGCTCAATCACGCTGGCCGGGAAATCCACAGGCTGCCCGTTGAACTCGTCAACGCCCATGCCAGCCAAGTCCGCCAACCATGCCCAGATGTCATCGTAGCACGTGTCTAAAAGGATGCCGATGACCTTCTGACCGATAGCCTTCTGATCGCCTGACGACATGTCAATTTTTGACAATTCAGGCAACGCGCGTTTAAGCATTTTGCCCACGACATACAAGTCTTTGGCTGTCAATTTCCGCATTATGGCACGTCCACTCTAACAACACTGTATGGGATCGCAGTTATATTATTCGGGTCGAAGTGAGCCACGAATTTATATTTTATCGTACCCTCGTTTTTATCTGCCATTGCGAACTCGGGGGCTTCGCAGATCGCATTTTTGAGAGTGATAACAACAGTACTTCCATCCTGTGACAGCTGGCCGATATAGGCGACCTCTTTATGGATTGAACTATCTATCAGGTAATTGTCAGGAACCCCATTGGTTCCCTTGATTGCGAAGTCGATCAGCGTCTGTTTCCATTCCTTACCGGTCACTTCCAGCTCTGCCCTGATCCCAACAATACGCCGTGTTCCCATCAGCGGGCCAGGGACTCCGTCGATCTCAGGTTCTCGTATTTCCTCGTTGACGACGAATGTACCACCTCCAACTGTAGCTCCGATGCTGGTTCCAGCGATTTTTATGATCCCAGCATCCAGCTGAAGATTATGCAGGGTATCACTTGTTACTCCTGTCTGCCTCGTGATTGCCATTTTTATATCTCCTCTATATCAATAATTTCCGCGCAAATCGGATGTCGAATATCACCGATAGATGCCCTATATCCGGGTTATCTTCGGTAATAAGGTTGTCGGTTTCATAGTAAAATCGCAGGGTTTCTCCTGTTTCATCGGTGTCATATACGATTGATTCCAGTATGCTCACGCATAGGTTCTTGATCGTATTCGCGGCCTCAACCACGTTTCCCACAAAGAACAGGTCCAGATTGAGTTTTCCTGCCCTGATAAACTGGTCTATCCTCATGGTGTCATATCCCAGAATGATTCGGGGCAGCTGAGCTGTGCTAATATTCCAGACTGTGGACACACCACCTGTGACAAGCGCCATAAGCTCTGTGTCTGCCGTCAGTGCCTCGTATGCAGCCCCCAGGGGATTAATCACTTGCCCCCCTTAATTGGCTTACCCAGCGCTGCCCGTATCTCTGCAATATTATCGTCAAGCGCGGGTTGCAATGCTGGCCGCGGCTTTATCTCTGATGTCCCGCGCTCCAGCCATAATGCATATTTCAGGTCACTTCCCACGCGTCCGCGCATGTTGTTAACCATCTGGTCAATCTCATAAACATATGATTTTTTCAGGTCTCCTGTCCTAACCGCTGGCGGTTCTCCTGGCGCTGATGGAATGTATTTTTTCCTTTTGGTTCCTGGAACGCGATACATTATTGGTTTTTTATTATCGTCAAATCGAAGTGTTCGCGTGCCTGTAAACATCTTCTGTAGCGCTCTATATAGAATTACTGTTGCTGCCGTGATGTTCCGCAGGTATCCGGCATTCAGCGTTGCCTTAACGCTGGTAGAATTGTTAACGAATCTAACGTTTGACATTTTTCAGTAGCACCTTTTTAAATGCTGGAATCGACGGCATTACAGGTAGCAATGCGATATACTCAATATCCCTGACAGTCACGTGGTCCTCAACCTGTATATTGGCCCCAACCTCCAGATACAATGCCGCACTGGCTGCCTCTTGCATAGCACCAGCCCAGGCAACGTCAGCGGCGCTAAGACCTGAGATCCTGCACCTATATGAGCCGATCGTTGTAAGAGTCTGCGTGAACCCGCCCATATCGCCAGCAGTCCTGACCGGGCGCTTGATTGTGCAGGTCTCGTTTAGCAGGAACATTATGCGATCACCCTGTAATGGTTCAACTGCTCCAGTATTCCCGACACAACCCCACCAGCGCCTAGCGAATAACTCCAGTCTCCGATAGTCTGCGATTGATACTGCCTGTCAACTCCTGACACCAGCGTTCTGCATAGGTTCAGTGCCGCGTCCTGCAGATCCGCAGGCATCACGCTATAGCCGCTCTTATAGGTAACTGTGTAATTAGGGGTCGCGTACGCTTTGGGCATTAACTCCGGCTCTACAAGCTGAAGCAAGTGCATTTCCTCAGCCCACACGCCGGACGCTTTAATCAGCCATCCCTTGCCATAATCGACATAGTAGTCTGTGTTCTCGACATAATCGTTCTCCGAGAACTCAACTATCTCTGTTATGGGATGCCGTTCCAGCCGCAGAACATTGGTATTACGCCCCGCTATCCGCTCCTGTACAGTCTCAGGTGCCAGCGTATAACCAATGTATCGCTCGATAATTGCCGTAGCCGCGTCTATAGCCTTGATTGCCTCGCATCGCCCGATGCTAAGCTCTACCTCAACACGTTCGGCCTTTACGATCCTTTTTTCTTCGGCTGTTGCTGCCGTGATTACTGTCAGCACTGTTGGCTCCTCTGGTAGGTACAGTAGGGATCGGGTTGGGCTTTTGAACCCAACCCGGTCCCTGCACTGTTTCTACTCTGATCGCAATTCCAGCGTCTATATAGCGTTTCTCAGTCGCAGGGCAGAACCCAGCAACCTCACCTATCTGATACAATCCACATGGACGCTTGAATTTGATTGCCATGTTTACCAGCGATCCCCAGGCTCGAACACGAGCACGCCTGTGGTCAACGCGGTGTCTGTGGCCGTATTGCTCAAGGTCGCCTTTATGAGCATCTTGATGTACCGCTTGGCGCCTGACAGATTGATTGCATCGCTCTGGAGTACCTGGGTTGCATCGTATGAATCGTCATACGTTACCTCGGTTCCAACTGCATAGTCCGCAAATTCTCCATCCTCGGTGTCGCAGTCCTGAATCTTCGCAATCAGCTTGCAGGTCTTGTCTGCCGTCAGCCCCAGCTTAGCGGTTGACACGGCAGCGCATGACAACGCATTCCCAACTGAATGCCTGTCGTACACAATATTTATGCTGGCGCTGTCGAGGTACACTCCATTGTACCCGCCGCCAGCAACTACGTTTGTTGTCACAAGGGATGGCCTAATTGTTACCAGCCCGCCTATATTTTCACGTTCTGATCTGCCGCTCATTATACCCCCCACTTTACAGCCGTCAGTACCGCAACGGACTTGTTATGCCTGATGTTGAAGTCGTGCCGGACAATTGCCTTGAGCAATATAAGGTCACTCTGGAATGCGCTGATCGTGTTGCCCTCAGAATCCACGTATGCAGCCTCATTGCTCTGGGTAACCTCAAGCACTCCGTCCTCAGCGATTACAACGTCGCTGAAATCGGCTAGGTATACCTCACTCTCGTTGGCACCCTCGCCGAGATTTTTGGGTATCTGATTGCTCACCCTGTATGGGAACATCATCAGTGTGCCTTTTACCATCTCGTCTTTGAACGCATAATTGCCGTTGCCGTCGCGAACTGTCATGAGGTACATATAGGTTCTCGGTGCCATAAGCCAGCCCGGTCGAACCATTGCAACATTGGCTTCCATAAGCGCCAGGATTGCTCTGCCAAGGTCGATAGTGACATTCGCCAGATTAACCGTGCCGTTTGCTGGCAGAACATTGTCAGCATGTGCAAGATATCTCAACCCGCGCGGGCTGTACTCATCTCCCAGACCACGGATAAACGCAAGGTCTGACCTTGTTGCAATCGCCTGAAGCGAATCGTCGCGTACCATCATATCTATGCGCGGATCGCTATACCTGACTGATTCCTCAGTCATGGGTACGAAGACACGAAGCTTTTTGCTGATAAACCGCAGCTTGCCTGTGGTCATCGTGGACACAAACGCTGCCTGTCCTTCGCCCTCGTAGGTAGCAGTAGCGCCGCCAGTGATTGCGGGTATTGTCATGTTCCCATTATTCAGAGGCACTGAGCGAGGACCAAGCGCCCTTACCACTGCAAGCGGCCTAAGCAGCTCAATTACATCGTCCCCGTACTGCACGGGCACAAATGAGCCGCCAGAGGTTTCAATGTTGGATACCAGTGTCTTTGTGAACTGGTCATCCCTACCGTACAGCTTGGTTGCAATCTCAATTGCCTTACCGCATTCGCCCTTTGCCAGAGCGGCCACGCGCATACCACGCCCGAAGTTCAGCCCCTTCTCTATCGGCTGACTCTGGCCCCTACCCTGCGCCAGCATGAGCGCCTCCGGTACTGTTTTCGTCTTGAATGTCTCAACTGCCTTGTCCATCCGCTCGGTTACGATATCACTGACAATCTGAGTAAGCTCAGTGCCAGCGAGGTCGAGCAGCTGCTTTTTTACGTCTTCTTTTGTAGGCTTCTGTTCGTCTGCCATATTAAGATTCCTTTCCGGCCTTGCTGGCCAGCCTCTTGATAACTGATGCAACCAGGTCAACGGTCACATCAGGATTATCACCCTTTTCTGCATCACCTGCCGGTGTCAATTCTTGACATCCGCAATTGCAATGCATTTCCTCATATTCCTTAGCGACTTCATCAATACGTGCAGTCGCACGTTTTACTGAGTCCTCAAAATCTGATATCAGCTTATCAACTTTTGACAGGTCAGGTACTGGCTTAATATCCACTGGGACAAAGCCCTTGACCAGTACAGACAACCGCTGTTTCGGGTCTGCGGCTTTTCGTGCGGCCTCTATGATTGCCCTGTCACATCCTGCCAACTTGAGCACTATCATGTCATCTGCATAGTCAAGAATCGATTCAGCCCAGGCATACATGGGGGTAATGTCTATCCCTGCGCCCTTCGCCATCACAAGCGCTTCGGGATTGGCAGGCACTGGGACCACCGAAAACTCCAACAATTCAGCCTTATCGAAGTCGATTCCGTCCTCACGGAACCGATGCTCAATTGAACGGAATCCGGCTGATACTGCATTGAGGAAACCACCTTTAACCAGCCTATATGTCATGTATCCCTGGGGATTGATGTCTCGTTCGGTGAACAGCACATCCCCGTTAAGGTTGATCTTCTTGTTCATCTTGAGCGCCTTCCCAACTGGGAAGCCAGTGCGGTCATGGCCGTATAGTACCACTGGATTTTTTCGGTAATTATCAAGCATCCATCCGGCAGGCTTGATTATGTCCCCATCGCGATCTTTTATGCCAGTAGACACGATGAATGATACGATCCTGTCGTCCTCTTCCTCGGCCTTGATCTCGGCGATATATTGCTTTCTAAGCTGTCCTTCGGCCCCGTCTTTCAGCGCTTGCCTAGTAATTATATCCATCATACCCCCCTGATCGCAGCAAGTACGGCCTGTTTCTGCTCGGCGAATACTTTACGCACTGACCGCCTGATCTTAACCTCAAACCGTGTCCGTGCCCTATCATGCTGGTCGAATCGCTTCTCTCTCTTGTCGATTGTGTCGTACATTGATTTTTCACCTATTACTGGAAGCACTGTGCATCGGCAGTTGATCGACATTTCAGCCTCTGGAAAGTCGCCAGGATACATGCCCTTTTCGCCATTCGGACCCGTAAATGATTGGTCCATGTCTACAATCTGGCCATTCATTTTTTTATGATCCTCGCGCTCGCGCCCGTCCATTGTGGTCAGCCATTCCTTGCGTTCAATCCCCAGCTGTTGCCCAGCCTCTTGATTGGCAAAACTTGCGGCCCTCCCAGTCTCAGTGCGGGCTATCGTCCAGGCTCTAATTTTATCTCCGTCATCCATTACATCCTCTACTGCCTGCGCGATCTCGTCTATCGTCCATAGTTCACGCCGCCCCTCGCCCAGCACATCCATGATCTGATCCCTAGTCGTGTCTTCAATCCCCTTGATCTTCTGTGCGGATTTATCACGCAAGAATGCAGCGACCCTTGCCGTAGTCATCGCAAACGATTCAGCAGCCTTCTGAGGAGGGCTGAACTCGTTATAAGTACCCTCTCCATAATATTTGACCACCGCCGCAATCTCTGGGATTAATACGCGGGCCATTGGATGCTTGGCAAGTGCTGCCGTGATGTCTGCCTCTGATGCAGCCTTGGTGATAGCCTTCGCCCCCGCTGGCGCCTGTACGGCCTCAATCTCTTCTGACGGACTGGACACAGGCATGTTCATGGGATTGAGCATATACACATCGCCCTCATCGCCTGGAAGGGGATCATCCCCAGCCAGCTTGCGCCATTCATTAACCCTGAACGCATACGGCGCCGCTGCATATACTGACAGTTTAAAGTCGCGATCTTCTTTGACCGGGTTTGTGTATCTAATCTCGTGGCCTGGAGCCATTGGCTGTACCAGGCAAATGTTGAGCACCTGGCATAGATAGGTCAACCTCGGTATCAGTACCCGTTCACCG